ATGGGAGCCTTGTATCTACCTCGACCATTAAGGTCAACTCTTAACTGCTTGTGTTCTCCGGGCATCGGTACGCTTATAGCGTGCTATGACACTCTATTTTCTGCTTAACGTTTAAATTTCCGTTTGGACGCTCTCCAAACTCTGAGATTATTTAATGGAGTCTCATACTCTCGGTACTTAACAGTGATAATTCTAAAGGGGGGGTAGTTCATAAAAGAAGAGTATGCAAACTATCTTCTGATATATCCTTTAACCAATCCGAAAATTGGTGACAGTTTGCATACTGGTTAAAAGATACTTATTCGTTATTATATCATAATTAATATAAAATGCCAAACTGCTTCTGCGAGAGGCTGTTTGGCTGAGGGGTTCATTCTACTCTTTTTTGGGTTGGTTGTCAAGTTTAGGCTTGAATTTGTTGTGATAAAATTGTGAACACTCCATACACTCGTCTGGGCATGGTTTGTATGTGCAATTCTCACAAGTTCTGCTTTCAAAATCATCGTAGATCTTATCTATTAAATCATCATGTAATGCTCTGATACTAACATGATTGGACCATCTTAGTTGTGGGTTTTCATGTTCCTTTTCCCACATGAAATTATGTGCTTCTTTTTTTGTCATCTCATTCTCCTTATGGTATTAAATAATCGCTCATCGTGTGAATAATCGTGTCTTTGGTTTCGTCTGTCTGGTTAATCGTGTAGACGTATAGAGTAGCCATTATTAGTATGGCGGTTAGGATTTGTTTCATTTTTTATCCTTTTTTCTTTGATCTTCATAATCTTTCTGAGCATTGTCACCCCATTCTTTTAAAACATCAGGTAGTTCTTCTTTCTTTTCTCTCCTCTCTTGCTTTTTGATAATCCTTAGACTCTCTCGTATCATTGTGGTTCTAATGAACTCTGATGTTGTATCTCCCTCTATTAGAGCCGCCTTTTTGATTGTGTCACTCTCTGACCTCTTGCCCTTACAAGCAATTATCACATCTCTTTTTTCTACTTCCATTCTATTCCTTTTTATTAAATTATTCCATATTATAGCACGTTGTGGTTAAACTGTCAAGCATACAATGGTTTAACCTATAATTAAGGTTAGATTTGATAAACTGCTCTTAGAAGTTAATTTAGCTTCTGTGTTCTTTGAGTTTTTTATGAAGTGGTGCGGTGCTGAAAGTAGAAGCACTCTAGAGTCAAGGTACGTCCGGCGTCGCGGTTGACTAAGTAGTATGACGAACTACAAAGAAACGTAGCAGGTTAACAACTGCCACCACTTCTCCGAGAGCTTTTATAAGTGGTGTAGAGAGTTAAAGGTTTTAAAATAGTGCGAATAGGTGGGCAAGTATGGCTTAGGCTGCAACCCCACGTAAACCTGACTATAAGGTAGTATGTGCCTAAGCAGAACCCTTCACTAAAAAGTCGCATTCATATATGTATGGATACTACACCACCTATAAGAGTTAAAATGCTCACTTGAGGGATAAGGTTTCCTCCTTCGGCTGACTACCTACAGCCGCCTTATCTCTCTAGTGAGCATTTGCTCAAGGTGTGTGACCTTATCACACTAACAATTAGTTTTCGTGAGGGTGATTGATGGTATCTTCCATCCTCTTCATTAAAGCTAGAAAGATACCAAAGGATTAAAGATGAAAAGAAGAAAATTTAAGAAGATTATGAATGGAATCAGAAAAACACAAACTTCTTTAAGAGTAGGACAAACTTTAACGGTTGTTAGGTGGAAAGTGCCATTAGCAGATGGGATAAGATTTGACCAGTCTTTTATTGGAGACGAACTTGAACTAGTAGCTATTGATTATCCGTTTGTAAAGGTCAGACTTTCAAGTGTTGGACTAGAGGGATATATTAAAACCTTAAGTATGGATAAAGTTGAATTGAAAATATTAGATAAAAATTTTGTGAACATAAAATAAAGGAGACGTTATGAAAACAGAAGTACTAAACAGAGCTATTGCTTTAGGAATTACAACACAGGAGGATTTAAAATGAAAAGGTTAGTGCATGGATATGGCATAAATGATGCTGATTATTTAGTTAAGCCTATCATTAAAGGGAAAAGAAGAAAGTGTCCATATTATGAGAGGTGGACAAATATGCTGTCAAGGGCATATTCTCCCATATACCATGAAAAACAACCAACATATAGGGATGTAACGGTTTGTGATGAGTGGAAAAGTTTTATGTCGTTCAGGAGATGGATGATTAAACAAGATTGGCAAAAAAAAGAATTAGACAAAGACATTCTTTTTCCAAATAATAGGGTTTATTCCCCAAGCACTTGTGTTTTTGTCTCCAGAGAAGTAAATGCGTTGTTTGCAAAAGGGAAAACAGTAAAAAGCAAATATAAAATAGGGGTAAGTTTCCACAACAATAGTGGCAAATTTAGGTCTCGCATAAATATTCATGGGAAAGAGAATTCGCTTGGTTATTACGATACAGAGAATGATGCCAATCAAGCATATTTAATTGCAAAAGCAAATCATATTAAAACATTCTATCCTATAGTTTCAAAAAAAATAAAAAGTGGTCTAAAAAGACATGTAAAAATAATAAAAAAGGAACTATTATGAAACCAAGTGAACTTATTATGAAAGCAACCAAGTCAGGTTGTGAGACAATCACGGATTATGTAGCATGGGCGTATGCTCAAGGGCAGAAAGATACCTATGATGAGGTGTTGAGAGATATGAAGAGGGTTGAAGGTGATAAAAAAGAAGATGATCTAGATTTTCTAAAGCCTGATTGGACGCCAAAAAGTGTAACACATTATACAAATAAGGATAAATCATGAGTTTACAGCAAATACAAGAGAAGCTGAATGCTCCAAAAGATTTATTTAATAAATTTGCAGGTTTTAAATATAGAAGTGCTGAGAGTATTTTACAGGCACTAAAACCACTACTTGCAGAGCATAAGTATTCCCTAGTGATTAGTGATGCTTTAGAGCTTATAGGAGACAGATACTACGTTAAGGCTACGTCTTGTCTATATGATGATAAAATGACTCTTATAGCACAAGCTAGTGCTTATGCAAGAGAAGAGTTAATGCTTAAAGGTCAACAGTCCTCACAAATTACAGGAGGTACAAGCTCTTATGCTCGTAAAATGATACGAAAGATGCTGATAGCCACGATAATAGTGAAGCACCAAAAGCAAAGACCGCAACAATACTTATCAACGCTAAACAAATAGCAGACATATCCACACTTGCGAATGAAGTTGGGTTAACTGTTCCACAGGTTTGTACTGCATGGACGATAAAAAGTTTAGCTGAACTTCACGCTGACAATTACGATAAAATGATTGAATGGCTGAATAGTCAAAGGAAAGCATAATGAGTGATTTTGTAGGACTTTCTGGAGAAGAAGCTCTTGAAAAAACACAAGAGGAAATGTATGAGGAGTTAGAAGTTTTACTTGAAAAGTTCAGAGAGGATGTGAAATCTATAGCTAAGAGAGAGCATTATGATTTAATAGATGATGCAAAGGAATATGCTAAGGATAACTTATGGTAAGAACACCAACTCAACAAAAGTACATAGACGATCAAAAACGCTCTATGAAGGCAAGAGCATTAGCTTTGGGAGAAAAGACCACTACAGGGCAATATGATGCGTTCTGTAGAGGTAAATCTACAGATAACACACACAACTATGACAAGCAGGAAATAAATAGTTGGATGGAAGGAGATTTGTAATGAAAATAATAAACAATAGCAATGTATGGTACTTACTTGACGACTCAAAAGAAGAAATAGTATTGACCCCACTTGATATAACCAAGGTCTATAGTGTCACTAAACAATCACAGACAGTTAGGACGCTACAAGCAAACAAAGCCTTGCATAAATACTATTCACTTACCGCAATAGCTCTAAATGATGCAGGATATTCAGTCCAGCACGTTTTGAACAGAAAGCGTGACAAAAAGATAGAAGAAGTAATGAATTGGCTTTATGAAAAACTAAATAGTGATTTGATACTAAAAGTAAAAGAAAAGATATTAGGGCATAGTGATGTAAAAATATCATGGACAGGGGAAAATGTTAAAAATCTTCTATGGAGAACATTTCAAAAGGCTTTAGTGGATAAAGAGTCCACTACTCAAATAAGCTCTAAAGATATTGATATAATATATAAAGAGCTTGACAAATATCTTACAGTATCTTACGGCATAGAGTCGATTGATTTCCCAAGTGCGGAAAGTATGATATTTCAGCAAAACCATAAGGATAAATAATGATAAGATTTTTAAGATGGATATTTTGGGGAGATGCTCATCTTCATAAGTGGAAGATTATTAAAGAGATTAATATGATAAATAAGGAAGAAACTAGCCAGTGGATTAGGTACACGCTTCAATGTGAACATTGTGGAGATTTAAAATTTAAAAATAGTAGTGGTATTTGAAAGGATAAATAATGGAAATAATACTAATAACCCTAATGATTGTCGGTGTGATGTTAATACCCACACAAAAGAAGCACGTCAAAAATGACAAATACAAAGATGAGGTTATCCAATATATTAACGGAAAGCCTATGATTATTGATTTAAGGGATAAGTGATGCTTTTAGTAAAAATGAAAGACCCTGAAGAGTGTCAAGGCATGGACGCAGAAATGGAAAAACTTATCCCGGTAGACAGGCATATCATACTAAGAATAAGCGATAGACGAGAGGATTTATACTATACAGTTGGTACATATCTTTTTACACATATTAATATGGAATGGGTAGATGAGGTTGTTTTTGAAGCCGTGAAGGATAAAGTATGAATATTAGTAAAGCAGATCAACTCTCCACAAAGCGATACAGAAAACGAAAATGCAAAACATGTAAAGAGTATTTCCGTCCAGAGAATGAAGGTCAATTAATTTGCATGAACGCAGAATGTGCTATTCCTTTTGCCAAAGAGGTAATAGCCAAAGAGAACAGGAAGGCTGCCAAAAAATCAAGACAAAATACAATCTTTAAGCTAAAGAGAAGAGCAGAAATAGCGTGCAATAGGTACATAGTCAAAAGAGACCAAGGTTATCCATGTATATCTTGTGGCTATATTTGGGTATCTCCTAACGTAGGACGCGGACAACAAGCAGGGCACTGGAAGTCAGTAGGTGAAAGACAAGACCTTAGATACAATGAGGATAATATACATTTACAGTGCGATCGTTGCAACCTTCATAAAGGCGGTGGCATTCATCCAGGGTACAGACCTAATCTAGTCAAGAGAGTAGGGCTTGAAAAGGTTGAGCAATTAGAGAGCAATAATGTACCACGAAAGTACAGTGAAGATGATCTCAGAGAGATCACGAAACACTATAAGCAGAAAAAGGAAATGTTGATATAAATTAATTTCTTATTAACATTAACAATTTTTATGTTATGTTTGTGTTCCTACTATTGTTCCATCTGTATCTGATGTTGGCGAAGAGTCTTTTATTCGTAATCTTTCACTAGCATCTACCCAAAAGTGATAAGTTCCTAGTCTTAGGTGTTGTCCGTTCCATACTCCATCTCCTATTATTGTATTGCCTTCTCTTTGGTTCAATAAGGAGTTCCCACTACTATTTAATTGATGTTGTATATGTGCAGTTCCAGCCTCATATATAAATAATTTTGACGTGCCGCTTGTATCATTATTTCTAAAAAATCTTACTACACAATCGCCTGCCCCATCAAGTGAATTAACACCAATATCAAGGAATGAGTTTGACCCATCTGTTGAAAAGGCTTCGAATTCACTAAGTGCACCCTGTACTAGTTTATCCACATGTAAATTAGGAGCACTATTATATTTCGCTGGTGAAAACTCAACAAGCCAGTTAGTAATTTGTGATAGAGAAAAACTATTAAAATAATATGGATATTCTGTAGTCCAAAACCCATCGGAACCCACACCAGTAGCGTATGAATATACTTTGCCTATAAATGTTATTGCTGATGCGGTTGACCCTATTCTAATATCTGCGTGTGCCCTTGTTGACTGATCTTCACTTCCTACAGATAAATATCCATTTCTATTTGATGATACATTTATAAACATAGGATTGTTTCCAAGAATTAGTATACCATCTGTATAGCTGTCTTGCGCTTCAACATTATTAAATATATTATAAGAACCTTGTTCTCTCAAATTCCCGTATGTTTTATCGACTCTACCATTCCATATTACTTTCCCGTTACTGTACTTATTAGTAGAACCGCTGGCATATAAACCAGCTCTATCATTCTTTTCTATATAGAAATTACTATACATCCCGTCTGATGAATATACTGCAAAGCCGTCTCTCCCACAATGAGACACACTAAAATCATTATACATTATTTTATAATTTGAAGGCTCATGGAATATTCCGTCTACTGCTGCATTTCCAGCATCAAAGTCATAACAATACATGTGTTTGTATGACTCTGGCGGCACATCTATTTTATCAGTAAATGGAGCGAAAGAGTTACCATCTGATGAGGAAGTAGAGGCAACATAGATACATCCTCCTGATAAATTCCCGCCCCTGTGCCCATCAAAGGTTATAGAGTTCCATCCACATAAAGCAGAAGCAGCTGGTACTTCTAATAAATTATCATTTGTACCAGCTTTGAGTTTTAAAATTGTAGCGCCTCTACCATCTCCGACTAGTCTAACTCTCTCTTTAAGAGTAATTTTAGAGGAAATGAATATTCCAGTAGGGAAAAATACTGTCCCGCCTTTTTTATAAGATGCTAAACTATTTACGTAGTCTATTGCGTTTTGTGTTGGAATTGTATCGTCTGTTGTTCCGTCACCTTTGGCTCCTAAACATTTAACATTTAATGGACCACTAAATTCTTTTTCCCAGCCATATATTGTTACACCATTATTTATTGCGGCTTGCGAAACATCATAATTATATACCCCACCACCACCATCATTTGATGTGTAATATCCTGATGCAACTACACGGCTTGTAACATTTGGATCAACTGTTAGCATCTGTGCAATACTCGTTACGTGCACTACATCTTCTATGGAAAATAAGTTATCAAGATATTCGAATCCTGTACCATCTTCTTTTAGCCTTAAATAGCCACCACTTACAGAACTAGGCAGTTCGTTATTTACGGAAATATCTGTATTCGGCAACAAAAGGACTCTGCCATGTAGTGTTGCAACATCAATAGATAAATAGGTTTGATAGTCTTGATCTTCGTCCAAAGTATCTGCGATAAAATCCCCCCCGGTTACATAATTTGTAGTTCTTGTCTTTGGTAAATCCCTTAATAAGATAATAGTATCACCAACTGATGCAGGAGATACAAGTACGATAATACCCCCATTGTCTCCATCTATTGTGACGGTATAATCTGTTTCGTATGTCAATATATCTGTTGCATCTTCTGGGGTGTCTCCTGAAGGTGTTAAATATACTTTGAGGTCTGCCTCTTCAAATATTTTAAAATTGAAATCAAAGTCCGTTTGTGCCGCACCCGCTGTGAATATTTGTTTTCCTAAGTTCGTATTAAATGCCATATCTTACTCCTTGCCTAGTAATTTTATAAGTTTGTGTTCTTTCTTTTGTTGTATCTTTTCAGATAATGCCTCATCAGATTGTCTCATCCATGCTTTCGCTGCCTCATCAAATGATCTTTTGACCGTATTCAACATAAGCACTCTTGCATCATCCGTAGGTGCCTCTTGATACATATCACTTTCTATGATATCTTGCATAGTATCTTTAAAGTTCATTCCGTTTACTTCCATATCTTTTCTGGCATATTGCACAAAGTCGTGGTATTGTTGTGATGTTAGCTTTATGCCCTCAATGCGTTTTGAGGGTCTTGTAATCGCAACTGACCGTGTGGTTTCTGCAAGTCTTTGCATTTCTAGCTTAACTTTATCTTTTGTGGAAACTGACGTAGCCCAAGGGCTTAAAACTGTATCAAATACTATAGGCTCTCCATAGTTGTCAAGCCTATTTGGTAAATCCTTATTGAAGCCTGGGGTAGAAGCCCTTAGTTTTTCCATAGCACCAAAAGACTCCTTTATTGTATCATCACTTAGTTTTGCTAAATCTCTTCTTATTCCACTAAGAGGGGCAATAGCATTTACCATATTTTTATAGTAAGTCTTTCCATATCTCTCATGGTCTAACCATACTGACATAATGGACTTTACTCCTGTCATAAAAGTTTTGTCAAGTGTGTTTTTTGTGAAGCCTGCTATTAGCCCACCTACTGCGTCACTAAATGCTTTTTCTGCATCCTCGTCTGGGTCATCATACATAATCATATTTTGGTATTCCACCATGTCTGCTACAGTACCAAAAATATAACTGAAAGGCTCTAGCCTGTCATAGCTAATATAGTCTTTTGTTCCATCCTCGTTTTCAAACACAAAAGATCGTGGTCTCCAACCTGTTTCATATCTCAATACTCTAGCCTTGTTGTCTGTCGGGTTACTTCCTGTTATTTTTCCACTTGTTGCCATTAATAAGGCATTCATTCCAAGCATTGTCCCATTAACCATCTTTGCCCTGGCTATCTGCGCTCTCGCTCCTCCTGCTGCTATTTCATCTTTATATTGTCTAGCAAATAGTCCGAGTGGTGTTCTCTCTAAAAAAGCTTGCTTCATAAGGTTGGTTGGAGTTTTAATAAAAGGCATAAACATTTTTAATGCGGGAGATTTGCTCACTACTCGCTGTATTGCTTGTCCTGTTTCTCCTAATGGCTTCTGAAAAGTCACATCTAACGCAAAATCTTCCATCTGTCTAATCATATCATCTGTAGGGTTTTCCATTAAGTCTGCAAGATAACGGCTTGCATCATCGCCGCTTAACCCACTTTGTGCAGCTTTTCTATATGCGACACCTGCAAGAGTTGATCGTTCCCCTAAGACTTTAAAGAATCCATCAACACCTCCCATTACTCTTTCAAGTGGTGCTCTTACTACTGTTCCGTAAGTGTCTACCATTTTACCTGCTATAGAATCGGCTTGCATTCCTAAATATTCACTACTTATTGCTTTTTGATGCAACATATCAAGCTTATCTATACCACCGTAAGGTTCTGCTGTTTTGGCTACTTTCCATCCTGTTTGAAGTGCATCCTGAAAACCGTTTACTAATCCGAATACTTTTGCCAAGGCTTCATCTGCAAGTATCTTCTCTTGTTGGTCCGGCATGAGTTTGCCGATAACGGAAGCCACCATAGTATCTGGGATATCCATACCTAAACGCAATCCATTGCCAGAAGTATTTACAATTTGAGTTTTAACACCCGACAAGATAGATGCGATAAAATTCTCTACAAATACTTTTGTGCCTTTTCTTGCCATATTATCTTGTGCCTGCACTAGACCATTAATGCCTTTTGTAGTATCTACAGTCATAATCTGCTCGGCTAATCTGTCGATACTCATATCGTGAGCTACCATTCCCATTACTTCATTGATTTTAGCCTGTTCCATACCCTCCATAGGTACACCAAATGCTCTTAACCCTCGACCAAATTCAGCCCTCATCCCCATAAATTGATTCATAAACTGTCTATGGAATTGCCATTGTTTACTAAAATCCAATTTTTCAAGGTCTGTTGCTGCATGGGTACTGATTTTTTGTGCGGCTTCCTTCAATCTTCCTGCACTCTGTTCCAACATTTGTCTAGTTGCTAAGACCGTTTCTGCATTTACGGCTGTTCCATGTTGTCTATTCATAAATGCTGTAACAAATTCGGGATCTTGTCCTAAATCATTAGCAAGCCCTGTTAGCATATCATCTGTGATAACACCTCTTCTAGCTTCATCTATCTCTAGCTTGTTAGCATCTGCCATTTGTGCGATAGTAGCTGTTACATCGTCACCGCCCTCGATAGTGTCGAAATTTACTTGGTGTGAGTCTGTAGTTTTGAATTGCTTTAATTCTGCGTTTGAAATATCATTTGCCTGCTTAACCATATCATCTACATTTTCCATGCCCGGAAGCTGTTTGGTTTTAACAGGGGGTACCTGTTCCAAAGGCTTCACAATAAGTCTCATCTTTTTTCGTGCTGTTTTTACTAATGGTTTTGTGGCTTTTAATAAAGTCCGAGCGCCCCAAGCGGATAAACCTGCATAACGCTCTTTTGGTATTTCTTGTGGTTCTTGTTGGGATATAGCCGTGTCTATATCTAGCATTTGTTGACCTTCTTTTTGTGCCAACTCTTTATCTATTTCGGGTTCTCTTATTTCTAGTTTTTCTTCTATCATTCGTTATCCTCCTGAGAAGTTGTTATCAGTGTTGTACCGCCCAATGATGCTATATATTTATCAATATCTCCATGCTCTTTTTTTAGTTGTTTAATTGTTCTTTTTATTTGTTCCCATTCTTGCTTATCAAAAGAAGTAACATCAAGTATACTTTCGCTTACTGATCCACCATCTGCCAAGACAATTCTTCCATCTTTCCCAACACCCCAATTTCTTGACGCTGTAATGTCTCCCCATAGTAAATCATAGTTTCCTAAATCAGATAATCCTTCTACCCCAAATTTCTCTTCTGCCTCTATCAGAGCATTATATATTTTACCCGAGTCTTTTCTGTTGTTAAACATCACATCTTGTTTTTGAAGAAATTTCACAAGCTGATTTATTTCTTTTCTTTTGTTTTTAAAATCAACAATTTCTGTGACATTATAATTTTTACCACTTTCATATATTTCTGGAAGAATATTTCCTGCTAAAAAATAATCGCTTTCTGCATCATTCTGTGAAAGCCCTCTGGCTGTTTTTGCGACTTTAAGAACTTTATTTTCTCCTAGGTCAAACACTTGTCTATCACTTCCCCCTTTTGATATTTTTTCAAGTTTTTGTATGTCGAATCTTTCTCTTGCTACTGTGTTTGTATCTCCATCAAACAGATTGAGTTTTCCTTTTAGCATTCTTGGGGGAGTGCCTCCACCTGCTGCCTTAATAGCTTCCTGTTCACCCTCTTGATAAAGTTCGCCAACACCTTTTTTAATGGCTTTGGCTCCTTTTGCAACACCTTTAGCTAGTTTTTCGCCACCCTTGACAAGCCCTGCGCCTGCAACTGCTCCGACTGCGCCTGCAACAGCTGTTTGTGTTAGGTCGAACTCTTCCTGAACACCTGCTTCTACTGCTGATGTTTGACGCGCTGCATCATCTGAAGCCGTGAATATCGCTCCTTCTGTTGCCGCTACTGCTGCAGGACTCTTTAAGTATCTCATAGCACCTTGCTTCATTAACTCTTTAAAGCCTCTTTTGGCTGTTTGCTGTGCCGCTTGTTTACCAAAAAAGCTCATGCCTAAAGTAGCTACCCCCACATAACTTGAAGGGTCAACACCTACATTATATAAGCCTCTTAGTACACCATTCATTGATATGTCTTTCTTCTCGTATTGGTCCATCATATAATAGAATGAAAGTTTAGCTTTATCATCTGCATCGCTCATTTTTTTAGTATAGCCGATAGTACCGTATGCTAAATTAAAATCAAATCTGCTCATAGCCCAAAGACCCTGCTTTGCTATATCTTCATCCGCACCGGACCACTCTTTGCCCTCTAAGACCTTATAAACATCTTTTGAAGCTTCTATCCAATCAGCATCCTGTACAAGTTCTTCTTCTGTTGTGGAATAAGAATCGTTATACATTTTATCTGACATTTCTTTTGTGATTGTCTGTCTTTCTTCTAGGTTATAATCGCTCATTAGTCAAATTGCTCCTGTAATAAATCAAAATCACTCTTTTTTTCAGATTTAAACATATTCATAAACTTTCCTGTAACAGAGTCATTATACGCTTTTTCTGCTTCTGCCTCTTCATCTTCTTTCTTTTTGATTTTGGCTTGTGCTTTTGCTTCTTTCTTTTGTTCTTTCTTCTCTGCGTATGCTGTCAAATGTTTGTCTGCAATACTCATAGATTTAGATGCTCTTTGCTCTAAAGGTAAAGACTCTACTTCTGCGTAGAAACTTCTATAAACTGCATCATAATCTTTTGTATTTTGATTATTGAAGTCCATTTTACCCATAAGAGTACCTTCAAAGATGTTGAAGCTCTCCTTGATGCGTCTGCGTGATTCTCTACCGCTTTGAGTAGATAACCAGTTTGTTTCGTCTGCTACTTCTGCTCTACGCTGTTTTATTAAATCCCACTTTGTATTATCTTTAAAGTGTGGACTGTCCATGATAGTTTCTTCTGAAATATCTAAAACGTGTGATCTTGTAAATAATAGTTGTTGTGTATCATCCACAAGCTTACCACCGTCTTGAAGTTTGGTTGTGTAGGTTCCATGTGTTGCTAAGTCTATCTGATTAGTGGCTAAAGCGTTATCTACATCATTTTGCATCAAATCACCCTGCATTAATTTGTCGTTAAAGTCTTGTGTGGTTTGATACTCAACTGCTTTAAATTCTGCTTCTGTTAATTTTTGTTCATTGGAATAAATAGCTAAATCATGTGAAACTTGGCTATGAATAGATGCTCTGAACTTTTCTACTTCTTGGAGTGTTATAATGCCTCCATGATCTGCTTTTTTAAACTCATCATAGAATTTATGCGACTGTCCGGTGTTGATAGCGTTTGTCAAACCTCTTTGCATATTTGCCATATACGCTTCTGCTGATATTTTCTTTCCTTTTGCGAATGCTCCATTTTGTGAAATATAGTTACTGTTCACCATTGCTTGAAGTGTGCCTGCTACATCTGCTTGTATTTTAAGGGCTTCCTCATTACTTACTCCATAAGCCGCGTTCAATCTTCTTGAGTGTAGGTCTAGTTGAGCATTAAGGCTGTTCTTTCTAAGTCTGTTTACTTGTGAGGCTTGGAGTGTAGCGATTTGTGACCTGAATCTTTCACCACTTTTTGCTAATCTGTTACCTATACTCTCTCTCAGTGCAATATCTTTAATGCCGCCCATCATGCCTTTTGAATAAGCATCCCATGATTTGCTGAAAGAAGATACATTGTAGTTATTTCTAGCCTTTTGAGCTGATAGAATATCGTTACCTAGTTTATGTCCGTCTACATCAATATCTGCTATTAATGCTCTGTTTGCAGTATCACGATAGACATTTTGTGCCACCATTGCAACTGCTTTGCTGTCGATATTCCCATCTTCTACATCTTTCAAGGCTTTTGCTACGGTTTCATCTGTAATCTGTGGCTCAGCATATTTCTCTACTGCTCCTCTAGCACCGGCTAATCTTTGTTGTAGTCTTTCACTTGATGATAAGGTTTGTAAGGCTATATTTGCTGCAGAGCCAAATTTAACATCTGTATTGACCGGTTTCTTTTGGTAAACTGGCATCATGTTAAATACCTAGCTGCTTCTGTTCCGCCCTTGACGAGTTCAGAGAATCCACCAAGTAACCCCATTGATGCTGCCGTTTTCCCTGCCGCCCTGCTTGCAGATGCTCCCATCATGGTTGAAACTTTCCTAGACTCGCCTGTTAATCTAATGCGTTCTTCTTCACGTTTAAGGTTTGCTATGCTTGTTTCTGTAAGAGCAGATACAGAGCCGCCTACACCCCTTCCCGTTGCTGCTGCCATTACGTTTTGGAGTGCTAAGGTTTGTGCTAACTCTTCTTGCTTGTCTGCCATTATGAATTGAGCATTAATTCCTATTTGTTTAGCGTTGATCTCTGCCATTGCCGCGTCATGCTCATAAGCAAGTTTCTTCATTTGCCCTGCTTCGTATGCCATAAACGCATCGGTTATAGCTCCCAAGCCTTTTGCATATCCCACATAGGTTGTTGTTGGTATGATTTCATTTGCCATGTTGTCTCCTTAGTAACTTACTTCTAAATCTAAAGCTAAAATTGTTAACGGTTCAGGGTTATTTTGTGTAATTTCTACTTGTGCTTTTATATTATACCCTAATAGGTATGTTGACTTAATGCCCGTTATAGGTGTAAGTGGCTCATCTGTAGGGTCCCCAAACTTCCTATTGGTAATTAGTTGACCATTCAAGTAAACACCTCTAGACTCGTACATGTTAACCACACATTTTGTGATACGTCTTAACTGATTGACTATATTACCCTCGCTCTGCGTCTCTAGTGCCACAGGAAGCGACTTTATCAACACATCATAGTTAAGCCCTGCATAGAGGATATCTGCGTCTCTGTCTGCGTATGCGTAATATGTTCCGCTTTCATTAACTGCTTGTGTGGTTGTTTGAGTAACACCATCAGCCACTACTCTTATTTCACTATTCAAAAGTAAAATATCGACCTCTATTTTGTTTGATGTGGTAGTTTCAAAAGCATGGTCCAATAAAAGACTTCTGTCTATCACTTCAAGATACTCTATGCCGTCTCGTTCAACTATAAACGTAACCACGTCACCAGAAACTATAACTCTTTTAAATTCCCCTTGAGTGGTCCATTGCGTCCACCCTGCTATATCTTCTTTTCGCATAGTATTAAACACGGCTACGGTACCGTCACCATTGACCAAATATAAGAGATTTGACACAGAGATACTTGACCCTCTGACTATATCCAAGTCTTGGACATCATTGATAATATGCTCTGCCAGAATACTTATAGGAGGAGATGAATATCCTGCATCATCATAATCATAGATAAACCCTCTTACTGTTTTTCTAAACCTATCCATAAAGTATGTAGCACCGTCAAGAGTAACAGGTTTTATGCGTGAAGATCCGTATCCTGTTGATCGTGTCCATGCACTTGACATAGGGGTTAATATTTCTTCTGTATTAACGAATTCACCTCCTGCTGTCATAACTTGTAGGTTTCTACTCGATACTATATTTTGAATTGCGTTGAACTGATCTGTATCAAGTATGTCAAAGATAGCATCATCCGCCAAAACATCACTTTCCCCTGTATCGAAATTAAAGAAATCATTAATAACTGAACCCCAAACACTCGTGGGTTTAGATTTTGAACCACCAAACCATAACCGCCCTTGATGAAACGTACACGTTCTTGGATATCCTTTATCCTCTGTGCTATACTCTCCTAAATTAGTCCACTTTGATCTGTCCGAAAAGTCTGTTGTTGACAAGTCTACAAGAGTTAAAACAGTATTACATTTATATACATGGTTATCAAGCCCATTGACATCGTTCCCATCGTCATTAAGCACTTGATCCCCATAATACAATATAGGTATGATGCTTGTGCCTGGACCTTCGTTTGTGTAATTAATATTATCATTTGTTATCCCCCATACGTTAGGTCTGATGCCCTCATCACTCCAGAACCCATTATCCATCCAATTATCTGCATCTAGGTAGTCTTCTGTTGATAAATCTATAGATACCCTTTGAGTGATCGCTCTATAGACATGGGTATTATGTCCGTTTACATCATCCTCATCTAAGTTGTTGACAACTTCTCCTATTTCTACTGTTTGGGTGCTTGGTGTTCCATAGTTTGTGTAGTCGCCTATTTCTTTCGTAAAGTCAATTAAGGATAAGTCTGTGTCTAATACATCTCTTATTGCTTTATATAGATGCTCATTCGCCCCAATAAAAATATTTTTAGTGTTATTATAGACGATCTCATCTTTGTCTATATCAAAAATAAGACTATCCCCATAATTGAAATAGGTTGGTATTTTTGTAGTATCGTAATCAAACTTTGGGATATTGGTTAGTTCAATGTCTGATACCGCCCAAGCCGTGTGTGAACCTTGTCTTTGAATCTGTATAGGGTTAAAATCTTCATGAGTGATTATGATAGTGTCTGCATTTTGTATGATATCCATATCATTTAATTGTGTGGTAGTCAAAGGTGTTGACCATGGTATAGTGGCTTGAATCGTTCCGCTTTCAGGTAGATAGACTTTGAAATTCGCGGTATTTAGAACGATTACATAGTTTTGAGTGATGCTGAATTCAAAACTAAACAATCGTGAACCTACAGTTACATCATCTAGTAGTTTTAGCCCGGGGCGCCTTTCCATTCCACCATGCGGTAATATGGTTACGTTTTCAGCTTCCTCAACCGCGCTATAATACTTTTTAAGATCAATACGCCCAAGAAGCGTTGGTGCGATAACACCTGCTATTAAACTGTTTTGGATTACTCTCGTGCGTGCCATTAGTTTATATCCGTCAATGGGCTATGTACTATCGCATCTTGTGGGCGTGATGTGCTGTCTGTGAATTTTGCCCTCTTTAACTGCTTTTCATATAGTGTTTCATATACTAAGGCTCTTTGAGAGTTATCAGTAACAGGTATAGCGAATTGTGCAGCCAATAAAAATTGGAGCGTAAGCACATAGTATGCCGGGAGTAGTGTTTCATCTACTCTATATCTGTAGTCTATTGATACATCGGAACTATCTGAATAGAGTTTATCTCCGTATATTTCATAATCGCAATACTCCTGCTCTTTAACAACTGTCACAATATCAGAAGGGAGTTGGTATTGGTATTTATATCCATTAAGTGGTGCATCTGCAAGTCTTGCTAGTCTTACTTTTTTAGTAGCAAATCTCCATGAATGTGAAGCTATAAGACCTTTATAGGAGGTTTCATATAGTGCATCTCCGATTACCCCCTCTGTGCCTTCTGTGAGTGAAGAAATAGCATTTGCTCCTATGAGAACCATTGCATTTGATATGATATTTATTTTTTGTAACATGCTTTTATCCTTCTGTTATTATATCTAAATAAATTTACTTCCGTTGTAGTAGGATTTCATTCCCGTTAACTGAAAATGTGCCATATCCCAACCCCATAAAGCATATCCCCAATCAACACCATCTATATTATGCAAAATTGCAGCTTTCTTCATGGCTTTGTTTATTTCAGAATAGTATTTTTCTTCCCATGTAGGTTTCCCATCAACATAAGCAACTAAATCCACAGCAAGACCGTAAAGGTGATAAGAGTCCATTGTCTTACTAACACCTCTCTCAACTAGCTTTCTCTGTTCCTCTGTTGTTCTGATGCCGTCAAGCACCATAAAGTCCTGCTTGGTTATCTTGATAGCTTCCATAACCACGAATGCGAGTTTAGGATGAACACCTATGAGTTCTTTTTGTGATCGTTTGCTAAGTTTATACATTAGAATAGCTCTATATCTGAGTCTTTGACTGTCTTTGTTACCTTTTCAATTCCACGACTACCAAAATACGCGATAGTAACTGTCACTAAAATCGTTTCAAGCATTGGTATATACGCTTGATTTATATGAAACTCTCCGATATTTCCATCAAATAAAAGGACTAAAGTGAACAAAAGGTAACTCCAAAGAACTGTCATAGGTCTTACTGCCCTAGTGATAAAATGATCTTTATCTAAACTCCATCGTTTCGTAATTTCTTTTTCAAGCTCTACGCTTTGATCTGTTGCTTTGAGTTTCGCGTTAAGCCTTATTTCTTCCAACTCATTTTGAAGCAACTTTCTTTCTTCTTCGTTCGTGAAGATTTTATCCGCTGCATTCCCTATTGAGTCGATTACTTTGTCTACTCCACCCGTTAAAAAATCACTTATTTTCATTGTCTCTCCTTGCATTTGATAATCTCTCTCCTGTTTTCGTCACAATCTTTTTCAAGCTCATTAAATTTATACTTATGAGTGACCAGAGATTCTGTAATTCTGGCTATATTAATAGCATGATATTCTGTATAGGCTTTTAAACTCTTGTTGGTCTCTCTCGCTGTTGCGTCAAGCCTGTTTAGACTTAGATTTAAGTGCTTGATTTCTGTTTTGAAAGTTGCTTCTAACTCTGGTACGTGGCTAGCATTGTTCCACATCATCCCCATAGCACCCGTAACAAGAAACATAATCATTCCTGTTAATATCGCACCTGCTCCGAAACTCTTTGTTTTTTCGCTCATTTGCTCTCCATTTTATCTTAAATTAACTATATGAAACACTATACATTACTCTCTATGTCACTACCTGCTACTCCATTATGAGGAGAGGTTGCAGTAGTACATACATCTGTTAATGTTTTAGTTTTAGGCGAACCGGTATATCTCTCATACTGGAATGAGTAATCCCCCATATTCGCGTTAGCTTTTGCCCCACCGTCTGTCTCATTAGTACCGTTTAACTTATTTGAAGTATCATAATAGTAGTTCCCGTCTGCTGTGACCCCCCCTGTTCTAATCATCCCATTTGCCATATCTATAAATAGATTGTCATCAATAGCGGTAGGTCCATTAGGCTCATCTGAGACAAGATACTTAGCAGATACACAGTCCACATAAGTATTGTTAGCCCATTCAACATCGCTACCATCATTCATATCTACTGCGTAAAGGCTTCTGTTTCGAGGGTTTACATACCCTATCTGCCATATAATGTTATTTTTCATTTCACCCGTAAACGAGTAAGCAACATCAAGTTGATTTCCATAAGTGAATGCTTTAAGTGAATCAAATACAATGTTATTGTTGAATATCGTATTAAAACATCCATAATGAAAGACCACTACACCACCGCCCCCAAAGTCTGTAGTGCCACCGAATGAACCGTCTGCATTTCTATATCCCCACATGCGGTTGTTCGTTATAACCACTGGTTTCGCTGGGTCATCTGAACCTACTTTGAAGTCCATTGCATCTTCAGCGTGGTTGTATTCCCCATCAACATCATAAGTACCTGTTCCGTCTGTTCTTACCTCTGTATCACACCATACGTTATTGTCATCAATAATAGTGTCTGGGAATGAGATATCTTCCGTACTACTATAACTGCTTCTAATTAACTGGATACCATCACATGCGTTTCTAATATCATTAGATATAATTTTAGTACCATATATTCTAACACCTTCTACCCCTGCGTTAATAAGAGCTATTCCTATGCAGTCTCCACTTCTACCATTTGTTGTCATTGTATCAACATAACTTTTCTGTATAGTATTGTAGTTAGATTGGTCTTTAGCTGTTATCCCATAATAATAATCTTTTAGATTTATCCTGTTTAGTACATTATGACAAGAACCTGAGTCAGTCACTCCGTTGGTGCCACCACCAAACCATATAACTATATTTGAGGCTTGATATTGCAAGAATGAAATTCTATCTATATCCCAATGACTGGCATCGTCCCATTGAAGTTTAACGTCTGCTTGGTTTGCTACACTTAGTGAAGCTGGATGAGTCTCTGCTTGTGGGTAAAGACTTAAACTTCTTCTGTCTGCAGATGACCCATCTCTCGTAAGTACAATATTCCCATAAGTACCTGCCGGTAGATAAAAGTGCTTCCATACACTACTGTTAAGTGTGGCTGAGTCCCACCCTGAACCTGCGGTAGTACCTATTAGACAATGGGTAGAATTACCACTGTCATAAGTAGGTATATTTACCTCTTCCAAATATATGTTTTCCCCAGTCTCAGCAATAACATTCACTACTCTCTCAGTTATTGTTGTTTGTGAATTAGAGTTAGTCACTGAATATTCTACTGAATATGCCCCTATAGTCTCTGTATCAATATCATCTGATGTAGTTATATCATCTGTAATATCTCCATCCACTGCATCATACGCTGTAGCTCCTGAATCTGTATAAGTATTCCCCACTACTACTGTAGCAGGGTTAGAGCCTAATATTGTAATAGAGGGCTTAGATATACCATTTCTTAAAATATCCATACCATTCACGTATCTAAGGAATGTATCTCCTTGTGTTGGGGTACCTACAATTATATCAAAGCTAGTAACTCCTGTAATATCTGTTTCAGTTGCCCCAGTATCTAAGTTATTGGTTGCCAAGAACTCTGTAACATTCCCATTCATGGTATATTTAACATATCTGTTTGCATTTACTGTACTTCCAGACACTCTAAAGGTATGAATATGTGAGGGGTCTAATGAACTTAAAGTCATTGTATAGTCATTCACGCCATTATAATAACACCGTTGTTGTTGTGCATCTAACAAGAACCCGGAATTGTCACCACTCACTGGTGCATCTGTATTAGATAGAGATACTTCTGAATTCACACTAAGTGTAATCCCCGTAGGGTTATTATTCTCGTCTACTAAAGCGATAGGGAATACATTACCTATCTCATTTATTGTAACTCCAGTAGGTGGTGCAGGATGTACTTCCCCCATTGATAAATATATAGTAGGTAAATCACTTTCTGAGTCTGAGATAATATTAACCACTCTAGTCTTTTCATCTGCGGCTAGACTCTCTGAGTCCACTACATTATAGTCTACTGAATAAACCCCTATTGTGTCTGCATCTACATCACTCGTAGGTACTATATCTGCTGTAATGTTTCCATCTTCCGGATCTGAAGCAGTTGCTCCTGCATCTGTATAGGTACTTCCTACTATTTGAGTTGCAGGGTTATCACCCAGTATTGTGATTACTGGTTGTTGATTACCGCCTGAAGTTTTCTGTATAGTCTGTGAACTTAAATATCCTGCACCTGAATCTGGAGAGTCATAATATACAAATATTTTACCATTTGCGTCTGGTGTAATATCTGAAAAGGTGATACCATTTGTATAGTTGTCTCCAATATTTAGGGTTTGTTTTGTTTCCGAATTTACTATAACACCTAAGTATCTATTTGTATCTGACGTATCTCTTGAACCTGTGAATGTAAGCTCATAAGTTCCATCTATATCTACAGTATACTCATATACTCCTGTTTGATTTGCTGAAGTATATCCGTAACTCATTAGTGCGTCAAAGTGAAAACCTGTGTTATTATTAAAGTCTGCTCTATTACCAGCTGTTCCACTGCCCAATGGAGAAGTAAGTTGTCCGGTCCAACCAGTATCATCTCCATTAACATCATATAAATCTACTAAATCTGTAATTAATCCAGAAGCTATATAGTTTAAAGTCTCACTGTCTGGAACAGGGTAATCTCCTGTATCTGGTGTACCAAAACTGAAACACACTAACTCGGAAGAAGTGATAGGTTCTTCAGCAGTTGTGCCTGAAACACTTGTACTGTAAGCTATATTTGAAGAGGTGTCTATAGCTTTAACCCTAAACCATCTAGTTACTTCATAACCAAGTCCTATTATAGAAGTGGAACCACCTCCTATTGGTACATTAGATTCTAGGGTTGACCAGTCTATGTTATTACTTGATATCTCTATATCTACCTGGAATACTTCTACATTGTCTGTGCTTACACCATAAGTTGCCCTTAATGCACCAGCAAAAGGTTCCTCTACACTGATTATTGCTCCGGGGATAGGGGATTCAGAATCTTGGACTACAAGTGGATAAGACCCAGAAAAACCGAAATTAAAACCAAAATACATATTAACTCATTAATACGTCTGCTGATGAGGTGATGGTATCACAATCTGCCTCATCATGAACATAGAAATCTTGACCTGCTAGAACAGCAACGGCTAAATCTCCTGCGTCATAATGGAAGGTAATTATACCGTCAGCCAATGCCTTTATAAGCCTCTCTGTCTTGAGTGTTTCTATCGTGACTGTTCCTTCTATTGTTTCGCTAGTGATAGGGAATACTTGATAAGTTGTTACCATTTGAAGCTCCTTTAATGCTTAGTGAGACCCTCATAGAGAGCCTCGTAAGCACTATGCCACTAGGGGATAGCCTGTAACAACAACGTCTGCTGCTGAAATTGAAACCACATATAAAAGTACGGGTGCAGTATCAGATGTTGAAGCATAAATCAGATCATCTACCTCTACTCTGTCTGCAATACCATCAAAAAAACTATCTGCAATTACTTCTGCTTTAGTGTTTGTTGACCCTTTATATGTATGAACCTTTGGAGCAGATGAACCCGCCCCGATGCCGCCTGAAAATAACGTTCTATCAAATGCCATAATTTACTCCTTATGCTTCTGTAGCTTGGTATTTAACAAGACCACGAATGTCACGGATAACCGCACCTGCTTTAAGATATCCTGTTGATTTCCAAGAATCTTTATCTACCGACCACTCGACCCTAGTCGTAACGTCGATACCATTTGCATAACCAACTGCTGATTCATGCCATGCGTACCCGTCTCTAACTGCTGCCGCTTTAGCCATACCGCCTTCTGCTCTCGTTCCGATAGTATGGAATTTGAAGCCTAAGAATGTATCTACATCACCTTGAACAAGTGCTTTTACTGAGTTGTAGTCAGAACTTGTGACCTGTGTTTCACCCAATAGACCTTCAAGCCCACTTGCTGAAATATTGATGTGTCTACCGTCTGATGGTACTTCTTCATCATCCATATACTTTTTAATACGTCTGAGTTTGGCTACATTCACATTTGTTCCTGAACCGCCCACGTCTGTACCTACTAAGTAGCCTTCTGTTGCTGCTGGTGTAGCCGAGAATGTTCCTGCTTCCATTGCATCAATTTTGATTTGATCGTCTCTTCTTCCTAATGCTCCTGCAATAGTGAATCCAAGTTCTTTGACCTCATCGAAGTTAACATCTATACTGTTGAAAATGTCCGTATATTCCGGTGCATCCCAGTCTGTAAGATTACACGCAATAAAGTCGTGGTCAACATTCATTGGAATCGCGTCAGCTGATGGAGCAGTACGCTCTTTAGCTAGACCTTTTCCCATCTTTCTAAACTTATACTCGTTTCCTACAACACCTCTACGTTCTGTTGTCGTTCCACCGAGTACGCCCATTGATTGGTATGCGTGTTTCGTCTCAGTATCGAACTGAGTTACCGCAACCGCTGATAGTTCTCTTGACATAACTTTCCTTTTTAAAGTTTTATTTTGTTTTGCGGATTTTTTGGGTATTGTACTCCAAATGAAAGGAGTACAGCTAAATCCTAGCTATACCATCGATTCACTTTAGAGCCTTTTGAGAGGGTGTTCTAAGTCGAAATTTTAAGTAACTGTGCCAATTATAACATAAATTTGATTGATTAACTTAATCAATTTGATTTATTTCCTATTTTATTATTTAAATAGTATGATTAAAGAAAAAGGGAAATGATGCGAGAACTAATACAAAAGATTAAAACCTACACGGAAGCAGGGATTATCTTAAATCACATGGAGTTGTTTGATGAGGCTTTTTCTGTACAACTTGAGCAACACTACGAAGGAGTAGAGTTAAGGAATGAATTGATTTCCATAGAAGCCAACACTTCAGAGAATTTAAGGGCTGAAATTAGATTATATAGGAAGAGGCTGGGCATGAAGCCCTAGTCCCCATAATACTCTTTCATAGCTTTAGTAACCTTAGCCCTATAAGCAGGGTTAACATCCATAAGTCTTTGACCTTTGTCGTTTGTAGCAAGTTGCATCGTTTTAAGTTCTGCTTCTTTATCAGCTTTTGTATTAGCGTCTTCTACTATCGTTTTATCTACCATCTTGCTGTTTTTAGTCATTCCGATAAGCTTCTCTAAGACCTCAACATGACCTGCGTTTTGAGCTAACCCCTGGAATTGCACGAACTCTTCTGTATTTAGGTTGTTTTTACCCCATTGTGCTAAGTCTTGGATGCGCTGATCTGCTCTTTCTCCTAGTGCTTCTTTGGCTGCCGTCTCATCTTCTGTTTGTTGACTAGCGGCAAGTTCACTTACTTTATTGAAGAGGTCTGAGAGTCCGTCATTTGACAATCCTTTTTCTCCCCCCCATTCTGCAACGGTTTTAAGTAGTGGGTTATCGTCAAAGTTTACACCTTCTATCTCATACTTACCATCTTCTGGGGCTCCCGTAAAGCTTCCCATTTTCTTTTCAAGTTCTGGATATGCTTCTGCTTGTGCTGATATGGTTTTATATTTGTCTTTCTTAAACCACTCTGGCGCGTCTCCTTCGCCTGCTACACCATCTGCGAATAGATATGTAGGCTCTGGTGGGTTTCCTTCTTGTGGTGGTGCTTCTGCTGGGGGTGTCCCCTCTGGTGGTGTTCCTTCACCTTCTGCTGGTGGTGCTTCATTTGGGATTAGTGACATCTAATGTATCCTTGTATTTTATTTTGAGCATATAACTCACTAATGAACTCCGAAGAGTCCACAATCAATTATATTCCATTCTTTGAATAATCTCGCTCACGTGATTTGAATATCCTTGTTTAACACCAATATCTAGCAAGCCATCACCCTGTTCTGCAATCGCTCTTGCCATGTGCATTTTAACCATGTGATTTAAAACTATTTGCCCGTCTTGTGTTTTAAACACCCTTGCATAAGCACTGTTGATGTTCTTTGTTTCAGTTTCATACTCATCTTGTGTTTGTTGTGCTTTACGTCTGTCTCGATATGCTTTAAGTATTCGTTCTATCATTCCTGCATTCCTTGTGGTTGTGCTGCCATAGCGTGTGCCATTTTCATATCGTACTCGTTAACCTCTTCTTCTGTTCTTATGAGTTTGGATGGGACACCCATATTCTCAGCGATGTAACCAGGTACATCTTCAAACTTGATGCGTTTAGCTAATTCTTCCGGCGGTATTCCTGTAGCTCCTAATGTTTGAGCATACTCAACTATCACACCAATATCTTGACGGTCTTGTTGTTTAGCTAGAGGTGAAGTGAATTTAATGGTGATTTCTTTACCGTCTATCACGATAGGAGCTATTTTACCTGCCTTTTGAAGCACGTCTACCATTCTTTTAATCAATCTTTCGAGTAATTCTGTTTGAAAGCGACTAAAGGCTGCTGATGTCATTTGAAAAGACTCATCTCTTCTCTCTTGTACTTCTCCAAGTGTTCTTACAGGAGTACGTCCTACTTCTCCAAGTGGTGAACCAAATAGAGTTTTATTGATAAGATCTTGTTTCTGCTCTATTTTGATTTGCGCTATATTAAAGTCACCGCTTCTCTCTAGTGGTCTGAGTGATGGATTCTGATTGTTATTACTTCCTACTGGTATGACTGTGCCCGGAACCAATCTCACATTATAAGGGTTCAGCACTCCATCGTCTGAAGCAGTATAGACACCGCTTATCGCTAGTCCTGCGTTCTTTAAGTCCATTTCACAGATTTTATTCAAGACTTTTATATCGTTAAGGAGTTGGATAACCCTACCCATTCCATAAATACCATTGGATGTTACACGCTCTCGAAAGATAACAACAGGGTTACTGTCGTCTACTACATCATAGATGATCTCTTCCTCTTCTTTGAAGAATATCGTATGCTCATACTTCCTGTCTTTGTTTTTAATAACACATTCTGTCAATTCAGCCATAGCGTTTTTATCTTTTGCAAGTTTATCTTTAAGCCCTATAGAGAGTTCAGCACCTATAATAGTAGCTTCAATCTCATCAATTCTTATCTTAAACTCGCTAAAGGTATTATCCAATATCCCTGTAGTGGACTCTTCAAAGACCAAATCTTCAACTGATTTACTATCGAAAGTGAGTGACGATTCTATACCGTCTCCCTCTTCACAAGTGATGATACCTGTTGATATACCTACATCTTGGAAGGCTTCATTGATTTTGGTGTTGAAGTTTGAATGGTTGATGTGGTCATACATTATCTCTGTGATCTCGTCAAGTTGAGGTTGTACTTGTTCATGTAACTCTTCGGGTATTTCACTCCCAGGCATTAACATGAACCATTTACGCCAAGGAGGTGTGAGGTTCTGTTGTACTTTGTCAGCATACGTGCCAAGCCCTAAGATAGCCGTACTGTCGTAAATCTTAGTTGTGCGTTTACCGTTTGATAAGGTATCGAAATAACCTCTTTCGGGTGCTGCATAAGTGTAAGCTTCTTGCAGAACTGATTGATAAGCATAAAAGTTCTTCTTTGCCTTTTCGTGTCGCTTGATTAAGTCTTTGACTTTCTCCATCATTCAGCCTTTAATGCTTCTAGTAGGGTTTCTTTATTCATGTTTGAATACCCTTTTATCTCTCGTTCTTTTGCTACTTTTCTTAACGATTTAATGTTCATTGTCTGATATGGTGTCGCTTCTTTAGTTTCAGTTTTATCATTTATGTCCTTTGCAAGTATTGAATAATCATTCTTAAATGTTTCACCTGGAACTCTATAGCTTAATGCCCCATCAATATATTTAACCTCAACATCGCCATTTTTAAACATACCAATAGCTTCTATCCTGTTTTCACCATCTGTTGTATATGTAAGGCTGTCATTAAGTGGTAACGCCTTCTCAATATTACAAGTACAGTTCAATCCACTAAATTCGCGTCCCGGCTCAATGATCGTCTCTGCATTACAATCTTCACATACTACCCTACTGTAGTTTATGCTCTTAAATTTACTCATGTTACACTCCTAATGCTTGTGTTTTTTCTTCCACCCCAAGTTCAGAGCCATACAATAGCCCACCTCTTGACGCGCCCTTAATTAAACGCTTTTGCCCCTCTTTAACTTTCAGGGCGGCTGCTTTTTCTTCTTTAAGTGCTAAGGCTTCCTGCTCCTCTTGTGCTAATCTTGCTTCTTCTTCTTGTGCCTCTAGTGCTTTCTTCTGCTCTTTTCCTGCTTTATATGAAGAGAATGCTGCTACTCCTCCTAGTGCTGCCGTGATAAATGGTAATGCTGGTGCCATTAATGAATCCTTTTCGTTATGAATTTAGGTAGCTGCTCTGTATGCACCACCTTTTGATATTTAGAGAAGATATACTTCATCCCCTTGCTGTATGCCTTAATCCCTTGATATGAACCGTCACACCACGAATAACACATGAATTGCTTGTTTTCAATCTCCATTATACAACAAAAAGCTAAGATTTTATTATTATCATTTACGCATACTTCATTGATGTGTTCTCTATTGAAATATGCCTTGAAGTCATCATCATTGTATATCTTGCTGTCAATCGCTCTCATATTCTTTTCGATGAACGGTCTTATCTCGTCACCCATCTGTTTAAATATCATATCATACTCCATTCTTCCTGTATAACTATCGGTTTAGCATCTCTGAACTTATTACTACTTTTAAGCTCACGACTTGCACCTGTACCGTCTACTAGAAACTCAAAGGCATTTGCAACGTGAGAGAATTTGCCTTTGTCTGGTTTCTCTGCGTATTTCTCACCACTTACATTGACCCTCTTGTACTGATATCCACCGTTTAAAGCTTTTCTTAGGTTCACACATTTGTCACTTATGATGATAGCCGGTTGACTAACTGTGATTTGTCCGAACTTCTTTTTAACTGCTTCCACCATTGTTGTTGGGGAACCTGTTTGTGACACTCTGGGGTTAAGCCCTGCATTATTATAGACTTTAAACATAGTATCATCTGTTACCTGCCCTCTTTGATTAGCAGCCCAAGGGTCAAGCCATGACTCGAATTTATAACCGTCATAGTGTAGTTTCATGTGTGATGCTATAATCTCACTAAACACAGTTAGGTTTACATCGTCACTGACTATCTCATCAAAGACAACTAATCTCCCTAACGGGTCCATTTGACCTATTAAAAAACCACTCCATCTTCCATTATCTCCGCCACATATCAATGGTAAGCTTTTAGTAGGTGGTGCTAAATCCTCATGTCTTATGCAGTGTAGCTGATCGTTGTATTCTGGGTAAACAGGCTTTCCGGTCTGTAGAGGGATGAACTTAACCTTATACATTACATCTACATAGTCTTTGGTTTTGCCTTCTGTTTGCGCTCTATAGTATTCATAAGGTAGATTGTTGAGGTTTTCAGCTTTGGGGTTGACTGAGTTATCTTCGAGTAGTGCAGGAGGCTGGATAAATAATCCCCATCCTTTAGGTTTGTTTTCCATAAACAGCTTATAAATCCATGTCTCATTATCAAATGCGTTGGTATCTGCAATACATTGCTGTTTTGTGGCTCCCGGACCATCTTTTCTATCTGGATATCTTCCTAGCCTTGATGTAACATTCTCTAAGGCTTCACGCGGTAATTCTCTGATTTCATTTAGGTAGGCAAATGTGATCTCGAGTGAGAGCAGCTTCCTCATATCCCCAGGTTTATCAAGCGCTCTGAACAGAAATTCACATCTAACATCATCATGCTCGTATAAGGCAGTGAGGTTTCCCCAGTTGAATTTTAATAGATCACCATAATAACCTTCAAATGATTTAATGGTCGTATCTCTAAGCTCAACGCTTGTATTCCTTATAACGGCTATCCTAGTGCGTCTTATTCCGTCATTGTCTGGTTCTTGTTCATAGATAAGCCTGTCTAGCTTTAAGATACTTCCTAAAGTCTTGCCGGATCCCACGGGACCTATTATCAAAGAAACGAAACTATCATCTAAATAATAGTCTGAGATTATAGGAGCTAGGTTTATTTCCATGATTACCTAAACGAAAGTGGTCTTGTTTTGTTTATGTAGTCGTTATGCAGTAGTACAATATCATAACTGACTGACCCATCTACTGTTCCTTGTGAGGTTATCGCTTCCACTTTAAAGTCATATCCCTCTGGAAACCTCAACCAAGGTAATATCTTTTGATTTGAACTTTCAAAATTGAACATTCTCTCTTGATATTTGAATACTCCTCCTGCTACTCTTGCATAAGCTACCATATCAACATCTTTACCTTTTGTAGCTGTTCCATACCAATTAGTTACAAAGCCAGTAAAGCCTTTAGGAATAGTGAATATCGAGGTTAGTGTTTGATTGACGTGTTTACCGTTGTATTCTGTAGGAATGTGTGCATAAGCGTTGTCTGTCGCGGGGACTCCTGCCGTTGGTGTTTGTTCGGACCCAACATAAACATCACCCACCAAGTTTGTGCCATTTGTATTGAAGCCTCTAAATACTGTCCTAAATACGTTTGTGAGCTGTTTGGCTGTTTGCCCTGTTAGAGCTACATATTCACCTATGATCTCACCTGTCCCATACTCTACACCCTCTATGTACATTATCTGGGTATCTGTATCATCTGATGAGCTTATATAGAGTGTGTCCCCATCGTAGTTGAATGGATCTTGGTTTTGTAGTGTGCTTATAATTGTTGGAGTTACAATGATTGAATCTGACTCTGCGAACTTGTGATAAACTTGACCTATGCCGTCCGGGAGCAAGCCTAGTTGTAATGCAGGGATTATGTCTTCTAGGGATTGTACGTAATCGGTTATGCTTTTAGTTTCCATCTTTTGCCTCAAACTTATTACAACCAAAATCTTTACCCATGTCAAATTCAAACATTTCGCCTTTACTCCATGGGTCGTGATGTTTCTTGCAGTAGTTACTTGAACAATAGCTTTTTTCTCCCGTATAATACTTGCAGTTCCCACAAATTTCTTTATCTAAATCATCGTAAATAATGTTTACAATTTCGTCATCTCCACAATTATTTCTTTCATACGCTTCTTCCCTGGTCATTCTTTTTCCTTTGTTGGGTTTACTATCACGGTGCGGTGAACCATTTGTCCTGAGTGTTTTATCTCTTGCTTGTCTGAGTAGCTGTGGTTATTCTTCAAAAGGAAGATTGTCATAGTCTTATCTGTTATCCCCATGAGTCCACTTTCTACCTGATTTCTCAGTATCATATTCTTTGCTTTTTTTATAGTGGTAAAAAACTCACTGTTTTTCTGATAGTTCATTAAACTTTGTCTTGTCATATCTAATACATCGCATAACCCTTCTATACAATAAGGAATAGGCTTTTTAAGGTCTACAACTGACTCTGATTTCTTATCATACACTTGCACAATGTTGGTATCACATAGATTAAAATACTCATCTATCACTTTTTGCATTTCTTCTGGTGTGTTATATAGTTTAGGTCTCATGTGCCTATTATACCATGTTTTACACACTTAGGTACAGACTTAGGTACAGACTTCATGCGTTCACCTCCAACCCATACCCACGACTTGCACTAAAATCTAAAGGCTCCAGCCCTAATGCTTTTCGCTTTTTGCTCCCTCTTGGAGTTGTAAACCTAGTATCAACTGTGCTTTTGGCATTGAAGTATTTTTGGTTGCCCCTGCAATGAGTACATCTTTCGGCGTAACGTGACACTTCAGTTCCACAATCTACGCAATGCTTTTGAACGTGTGCGTTTTTTCTTGATTTGCTCATAGCCTATCCTTGACTTTGTGATATTCTGCGATGATCTTCGGAGCTTTGATAAAAAATCTATGATTACCTAGCCCGTCTTTTGCTCTAAATAGAGTATAGTTTATAGCTGTTGCAAAACCATTGAAATTTTTATAAAGCCCTTTCTTCATTAGATGTTTGCTAAATGCACTTACTTTCTTTTTGTCTGACAACTCATAGTAAATCTCTGTTAACTGTGCCTTGTAGTCCTCTTGTTCATTCATATACTTTCTATATGCTTCTGTGAGGTTTGGACTTAGGCTTATTATGTACTGATATCGTGCAGGGCATGATGTTTTAATGGAAGCGAAAAAGTTTTGGTGTAGCCCTAGTGTTGTTGCGTGTTGTGACGCACTCATTACTCTTCCTCTCTTTCAATTACAAATCCTATCTCTTGTGTCTCTTCTGTTGCAATAACCATATTATGAACAAGCCCACAATCACAGCATTTGAATTTAAATATTTCGTTTGATTGCATCGTAATTGGTTCACCGTCTATTAACTGTTCAAAGCCGTCCTCTCTTTTCATCACTCTTCCACCTGGATGATTGTTTCTCTCATATCATTAGTCTTGTAGTCTTTCACTATCTCAATTTTCTTTCCGTTGATGGTGTGAGTATCAATACCCTCTCTAATCATGTGATTTACTTCATCTCTTATGTGTTGGTCTACTATGTGAGTGCCGTAGATTGTTTTTATTTCGTGGTGCATGATGTTCTCCTAAAACGGTATTTCATCTTCGTTGATGTCAATTTCTGGGATGTTAGATGCCTGTGCTTGCTGTGGTGCAGCTTGTGGTGCTGGTTGTGAAGGTGCCGGCTGTGAATAGGTATCTCCAGCAGGTGCATTGTTATACCCACCTCCACCTTGTGCCTCATCTTTGCTTCCTAGCATCTGTAGGTTCTCTACAGTTACAGAGTGTTTACTTCTCTTTGTACCATCTTGTGCTGTCCACTGGTCAAGCTTCAATCTTCCATCTACTAAAACTTTAGATCCCTTACGCAAATACTGATTAGCAATTTCAGCAGTTCTTCCAAAAAATGTTAAGTCTACAAAAAGAACTTCTTCTTTCTGCTCCCCTGTTTGAGATTTAAATTCGCGTGTAGTTGCTATGGCTGTGTTTCCGATAGCTGAACCGCCTTGAGCGTAGCGAATTTCTATGTCTCTTGTTAGATTTCCTGCTAGGATTATTTTATTGTAGCTACTCATATCGTTATCTCCTTATTGTTAAGGGCTTCGGCTATTCTTATGGCTGCTTTTTCACTCATATAAACAGAGCCTAAATTTTTATAATTATGATGATACCCAACATTAAACCTACTTCCATTTGTTGAAATATAGTAATCGCTTTGTTTGTTTTCTCTCCAATCAGGGTCAATCACTCTACTATACGCTTCAAGTTTGTTGCGAGTGTTTGAATTATTCATGGCTATCATCATCAATTCATGGCTTTTGTAGCGATTAACATCCCCATTAAAACCATGTCCACTTTTCAGTAATTTCAACTCATCACACTCTTTGAGTTGCTTTTTGAGTTCGATTAAATCTTTGTCGTAAAAATCAACTCTTTCTTTATAAAAGTTCAAAGAGAAATTTGAATTTTCTCTGCACGCTCTATTTTCTGTAATTTTGTCTTGGATTTCTTGTTTCATGTTGTACCTCCGTACATTGTGCCATTATCAAGCCACCACTCACCACCTTGTAACGGAGGAGTTTTAGAGTATGAGTGGTTTGATAATAAACTCTTGGTTGAACGGCATAACCGAAACCTTGTATATTGTATCTACTTTTGGTTAACGAGTGGTATCAAAACAGAGTATTATTTACAACCTCTTTCCGAACAAAACTAGGCTCTAAAGGCTCTCCGAATTCTACCTTATGTGCAAACATGGCTTTGAGCAGATTTCGTGTGGTTGATATGTCCATAGCGTTGCCGATAAACTCATAGCCGATAAACTCATAAAGTTTGGTGTTGCTTGCCTCACCTTGTTTGAACATTTCCTGGAAATCTCCTTGGACTCTACTGCATTCTCTTGGAGTTAAGCGTCTGATGCGTTCTTCTTTTATATACCCTTGTGCATACCCATGTGTTCCGGCACATAAACTTGGACTTACTCCATCTGGACCAAATACTGCTGATGCTTGTGTGTTTTGGTTTATAAAGCCTATCTTTTTTATATTTTTGCTTTCACTTACCCCGCCACAGTTCCCTGCTCTTAAGCAGAATGCTATTTTATCACTTCCACTATATGCACCCCTGTTTGTAGAATTTCCTATATGAATTGAATGCTTATCTTTTAATTCTATCTCACTAAAACCACTCATGGCTTTTTCACTCAAATAATATTTCTCATCCACCACCTCTTCAAGCACATCTGCCAAACACTTGTCGAGTTTAATTCTCTTCGGGAAAGGCATAGGCATACATTTACCTCTAAATCCAACAATAAACACACGCTCTCTGTTCTGCGGTGTTCCCTGGTCTTTAGCGTTCATCACTCCCCATGTTACTGTATAGCCTTTGAGCGATCTCACATCTCTTAGAATGTTCTTCCAATCTTCGCCATTATTTGAACTAAGCAAGCCTTTAACATTTTCTATCGTGAACATCTTTGGTTGAACTTCATCAATAGACTTGATCGCTTCAAACATAAGACCGCCTCTCTCATCATCTGCACCTCCACGACTTCCGGCAAGTGAATAGCTCTGGCATGGTGGGGATAAATGATAAAGATCAATTTCACCCTTGTATTTTGTTCCGTCCATATCTCTAATATCTTTATAGAAGTTCGATGTAGGCTCCCCATGGTTATGTAGATATGATTTTCTTTGTGGGTCTAACCATTCACACGCAAACTCTACTTCATGTGGTATATTTTCGTATTTCATGGCAAACTCGATTGAACCGAAACCGCCACTAAATGCTGTTGCTATTTTCATATCAATCCTTTCACAGTCAGCCAATATTTATATTTCTCTAAACTTGTCACCTTCCCAAGCATGATCTTTGATCTTAGGTTGATTAGTTGTTGTGCTATCTTCACCCCACGCCTCCTATCATCTTTTTGTGTTTGCTCATGGTGTTATCCTTTTAACCGAATAATTTTCTTTAATACTTTACTCATTTTCTTTAGTTTCTTTAGAGAGATATCCTCAAAATCTATTTGAATATCCTTACCATCATACTTACCCCATAGTGTAGCCCACACTGTTTTATCTGCGTGTGCATCATCTTGAAAGTTAAAATATAGTTTCTGCTCACCACTTGAGTTTTTAGCTTTTAGTTTTATTCCATCTGTGTACCAATCTGTTTTCTTACTCATCTCTTATCCCTTAATTGTATTTTCTAATAAGTGCTTGACTTTTGTTTGATTGCTTGTCAGAGCTTCATATTTGCTCTTGGCTACATATCTACCCAAAAATAACTGCATCAAATTATCCTCTAGTTTGTGCTGTTCACAAAGTTCGACTATCGCACGTGAGCTGCCAAGTCCGGAAAGTGCCTTAATCTCCTTGTCTGTGAAGAATTTGCCTTCCCCATTAGGATTTCCCGTTGTAGAAAATGGTTTTTCATTCCCAAGCTCTATTTGGTTTTTAATATGTGTTCGTGCTTGTTCTACTTTGAGTGTGAGTTGCTTTGAGAAGTTCATCGCTGTTTCGTGTGGGAGCTTTGCATTTGCTTGTAATCTTTTATACATCCGTGACAAGGTTAAAAGTCTTTCTGGCTTTGTTTCGTATTCAATACCATTCTTTTTATCTTCTAAGAACTGATAAAAAGCTTCTGTATCTTCTATTCCGTGTAGTGCCTCTGTGATTGCAACACCATGTTGAGCCGATTTTGAATCTAATCCCATAAGATTGCTAATTCTCAATGGTAACATCTATTACTCCTTTATCTAAATTCATCATATATTCTATGCTTCCAATCTCTGTGACTCTGTTACTTTTTGTAACTTTTACATCAAATAACCCCTGCCATCCGTTTTGGATGGACTGCTCCAAGATAACAACATGATTATCTTTATGCTGCTCTAAAAATTTAAGCTGTCTGCTTATAGTTGTCTGCACAAGTTTCTTTCTTATCTCTTTGCGAAACTGCACCCATTCAGCCCAGGCTTCTTTGTTTAGCCATTGTGGTAGGTCTTTCATTATTCGTCCTTAAAATCAGGGTTGAGTAATATTCCGTAAGTATCATCTTTTATGATTAAGTCGGGATAATCAACTAGCCATATATTTTCTAAACACTCTTGACATATATGTCCATTATTTCTTAAAAACTTTGCTAATGGTTTAGTGGCATCCCAACTTAAATCATACAGTTTTACGCTTTCCTCTGTATTTTGACAATCATCTTCATCGCAATAACATAAACAACTCATCTCACATCCTTTGCTTTCACTATTAAAACCTTTTTGCTTTCAACTCTTGACTTTATCCGTCCTTGAAACTTTTTATCTCTCAAGTGCTTCAAGAGGCAGTCTTTGCTTGACATCTTTTTTCTTTGTGGGTAGATCATTGAGGTTAGTTTTATTTCTTTAGGTACGTTCATGATTTTATCCACACTTCTGAATCATCTTCCATTGTTTTACTGAACCCACCCTTAAGTAATATTTTCTCCATTAATGGGAGTGGGTTTGGAACTGCTATTCTAAATCCTAATGCTGATATATTGCCAAATAGTTCAGTCAGGGTTCCTTTGTTTTTTTCTTTTGATTCTATAAGCGATAAATATATTTTATCTTCGATCTTCCATAAATATGAATAACCCATAAACTTCTTACTTGTAAAGCCTAATCTTTTTCCATAGTTACTATCTATTTGTATAGGTCCGTCTTCCATGCTTTGTCCTTTGTTTACTTTTGTTAGATTAAGTGTTTGGCTTATAAAGAATTGCCCAGCCTAAAAAGACTAGGTTTACTTCCGTTGAGTATCGCGTAGGAAAGTTTATTCTTATACTGCATAGCTATTATAAATAAGAAAAGAGAAGTAACTTAGAT